CTTACATACATCCCTTTAATCCATCCTTCAGATAAATATTTATTTAATAATTTTGAATCTACACATTTATTTACCGTTTCTTTGAAAACCCACACCTTCCCATACATTCCATTTTTTTCACCATTTAAGGATCCTCTTTCTTTTATTGTTTCTCCGGTTTTTCGATGAGCTTCTGAATAATCTCCATTTTTTAATCTTTCTTTTTGTTTTCTTCTAATTTGTTCCTTAGTTTTTTCGGAATGTGTTTTGCCAAAAAAAGAATTCTTTTCACCTAATTGGGCTTCACTTTCTTTTCTTCTAAATTCTTTATGTTTCTTTTTAGCTATTTCTTCACCATATTTCATTTTCCATATATCATATATAGAAATTCCAGTAGTGTTAAATGATTTTCTTTCATTTGGAAGAAATCTATTATATCCAGTTGGCTCTAATGTATCATATTCTAAAATATAAAAAGTTTCACCATCTAATAAATCATCATAATTTTTATAATCATCCTTTATTATCTCTTTCTTGAAATTTTCTATTCCATATTCTAAAATATCATTAGATAAATACTCACTTGATCCCATATAATTATCCTCATGAGTATTTTTATGATAACAAATTTTACTTCCAACATATTGTTTGTTATTAAGTAAATTAGTTATAAGATAAACATAGTAAAAATTCGGTGATCTTTTTTGTTTCATTAATCTATTACGTCTGATAAATATTGTCCTGTTTGTATCTTTATATGATCACATCCTTTTTGGTTTTCTAAACCATCCATCCAGTCATCCCAATTAGCTTCTAGCAACTTTACAAAGCCTTCTTCGTTTCCTCTGTCTTTATATCTTTGAATGTATTCCTCTTTAAGACTCCTATCTGGATAGACAAGAGTGAAAGGTAATTTATTTTCATTTAACGCATCCCTAACTGTATCATGGCTACTAATGCAAATGATATCAGCCTTCCCCATATTAGTTTTTATATGTTCCATATAATTCCCAGGGAAATGATCTTTATTAAATTTACTACTATCTGAATCTAAAATAGTTTTGGTTTCATTGTTTCTAAATAAATGTGATTTCCCACATCCTGGGAATGCTGAAATTAATCTTGTTTGTCTTTCCATTTGTCATTAATTGTTTCTAACTCGTTATCAATCCATTCTTCTAGGACTTTCTTTCTATTTTTATCTCGGTTGGTCATTGGAAATTTATTTTTAAAATCTGCATATTCATTCCAATAACTATTAAATCTTTCATTAATCATTAAAATAACTTATTTGAATTTTCGTTGTGATCATCAACTTTTTCCTTTGCCATTTCAAAGAATCTTTCTCGTTCATCTATATAATTGTCTAATGTAAAGTAATCCAATAGTTTCTGTGCATTTGCTATTTTTTCTTCCTTAGAAAGTTTAGTCATCATCATAGCTTCATATAACTCAGCTTTCCAATTTTTATTTCCTTTCTTATTAACTACAACATATTCAGCTCCGACCTTTTTAAGATACTCCTCAGTAGCATGTCTTTCACCTTGTTTTAAGATAACTGTAGGCATTCCATAAACTCCCATTTCAAATGCAGTATACCCAAATCCTTCAACTGTACATGAAATTACGATGTTGTTTCCAGATTTAGCATCTTCTCTAAGCTCCTCATCTGAATATCCTTCACATACAATATAATTATCATCCTCGTGAGCAGCATTCATTATTTTATGATAGGCTGTCAATCCAGTGTCCCATACAGGATCTTGAACTCCATATAACTTAACTACATGGTTATTAAACTTATGTAGTTCCAAAAGACTAAGTACACCTTTCTTTTTCTGATATCTTCCAATATTAACAGAAAACCCTGCATTATCTACAATATCAAGTTTAGCATTATTGTCATAATATACAAAGTAATCAAATACATCATCAAATAATTGATAAGTATGAACATCCGGAATTTCTTCCATGAAGCCATAATATTTTCTCATATCAGGCTCCCTATCAATCATAACCTGAGATATAGAATCTCTTGTATATTCCGAAATTGTTGTTATGACTGAGTTATATTTTTTAAGTTTGATAATTGTCCCAATAATTCCAGCTGTTCCAAACAAATCATTATTTGAAACACCATCATAGAATACAAATACTTTTGGTATGTCAATAAATTTCTTGGCAATCTCTACAAGATACTGAGATTTAGACTCAACATTGACTACAAGAACATCTGGATTTAAAGCTGCTATAGTTTCTAAATAAAGAGGAATATCCTTCTTTAATTTATGATGAGCTAAAGAAGTTTTCTTTTTATTCTTTAGGCACCAATCCTTTGCTCCATGCTTTCCTAAAATTACTGACTTAAATTTATAATCATAAGTTGCCTTTCCATAATACGCATAAAATACTTCATGTCTTTCTGATAAAGCAATTACATCATTCCAAACCGCTTTAACTAATCCTCCTCTAACAGGTTTAGTAAAATCAACAGTTTGTATTAGTGTATCTAAAACTACTATTCTCATTAGCTTTTTATTTTATTACTTTCTTGCTCATAGATTTTTTCTCTTAATTGAGTAGAACCATAATTATGAGACCTTTTATTATATATGATGCGTGTGCCTTCGATATTCCAACCAGTATGTTTCTTACCTTCATATTCCTCTCCAACAAATCTTACATCAGGTTTTAGAATTTTAATCATATTTTCTAAATCCTCTTCAGTATCAAATGGAACAATTATATCAACTCCATCTATAGCTTGTAATTGAATCCATCTTTCTAAACTAGTTTGAATTGGACTATTCTTAGACTCTGGTCTATCATTTGTTGGATCAGTTAGTAATCCAACAATTAAAATGTTACATTGTGCTTTTGCTTCTTGAAGCATTATCACATGACCTGCATGTAGCATATCAAATGTAGAAGCGGTAAATCCTATAATGTTATCCTCTTCTTTTAATTTAGCTATTTCTGTAAATATGTTCATTATGTTTAAATTAATCGTGTTCCTGGTGGTAATTTATCTAAAAATCTTTTTACTACCGGGAGTATTGGTATTTCTAAATCTAATTTATTATCAATAAATTTTTTTAATTTTTCAATATCTGATTCTGTATGACATACCATAAATGTATAATCTAAAAATTTTCTATTTTTAGCTACTTCCTTTAATTGAGCATCTATTTCTGATTTTTCAATGGATGCTGGTTTCATAGTGCGTAATCCATCTTCCCATTTTTTAGTAGGAACATAAACTATTCCTGGATCCACTTCCTTTCCTTTCTTCCCCATGAGAATTGAATCATTTTTATCCATATAAGGATCAGCATAAATAGAAATTCCTCTATATTCTTCTAGAAAATTTACTCCTTTATCCATTTATTTGCTTTTTTCGTTTGTGCAAAGTCTATCAACGTAAAAGTTGACCGTTTCGCAATTGTGTTTTTCAACTCCATCTCCTCCTCCATATGATAAGGAAAATTCTTCGGGCATGCAATGAACAATTACATTTACATCTGCATCCATATTAAAACTAATCAGTTGATCTATTAATTCTCTTACTTTCATTACTTTTTATATTCTATGACTTCTTTTATTATTAGTTTCAATCATTTTTTCTTTTCTCATTTTCTTTATTTTCTCTGCTTTTTCTTTTCCATAAAGTTCTTCATAAGTTCTGCCTTTCAATGATCTACTCCGTTTTTTCTTAGTTTCGTTTGATTGAGTCTTTCCTGTCATAGCTTTAGAAATATTTGTCCTTCCTTCATTAGACATCGTCCATTTTATTCCCTGATGTGTAGCTCCAATTTTCTTTTTATGTTCTGGACTTAGTGGTTTTCCTAACTTTGATTGCCTAATTTTTTCTTTTCCTTCTTCAGACATACCGCCATGAACTTGATTGCCCCCCTTCCAACTTATATTATATCCACCTTTAGACACATGACTATTATAAAATTTAATATATTTCTCCTGGATGTTAAATGCATCTTGTTTAGTATCAAAAAATTCTAAAATTTCACGCTTAAAATTTTTCCTTCCATACTTTTTCTTAGCAGCAATAATAAGGTTTCCAGATCCAAGATAATTATCTCTTTTTAAATTATCAGTAGAATGATCACCAACATATTGTTTTCCATTAACTAAATTAGTTGTTACATATACGAAATTATATGTTTTTTCTAGATTGGATTTCATTTAATAATTTGTGAGTTTTTTCAACCATATCTTGCTTAACTATCTTATCTTCAATGTAACGGATTACTCTAATCCATTGTGATACTTCTAACAAACGTAAAATGTATTCATCCAATGATGAATCTCTTTGAAGCCATCCATTCAAAAATACTTCATACTCAAACATTCTATTATATTTTCTATATGAATGCATCATTTTAGAAATATCTAACAAAAAGGAATTCCACTGATCCTCTTTATATATCGGGTCTATGAAATACAATCCTTTATCTGTTTGAATTACATTTTCTAATGAAAGATCACCATGCATAAATGTTCCTCTCATTGAACAAAATATATCAACATTTTTTTCTTCTAACAATGGAATAATTTCATGAAAATCATTATTAGCTTTCACATGTGATTTCATTCTTTCAACATATGAACTAAAATGCATATCTATTTTATAAAGAGAGAATGTATTGATTGCTTCATTGATATCATCCATTTTAAAGAATGCTCCGTTATCTTCAAGATATTCAAGAGATAGTGTCTCTCCAATCATAGAGTGTACGATAGGGACATTAACTAGAGGTGCTGCCATATTATACCACCTAGCAGCATCAAGTGAATCGTGGTGAGTTTTGAATATCCTATCACCTCGTTTTTCAACTTTAGCACCTGACCATCCAGTTTTGATTTCTCTTATATCAAGATCTACAAAATCTTCAGGTAAGATTGCTTTGTCATCTATATAATAGGATGCAAGATATTTTTCAAATTTAAGTTCGTGGTATTTAACAGAATGATTGGCTAACCATTCTTCTATAATTTTTCTGTATTTCTTATCAGCTTTTTTCCAATCACCTTTACACGATAATTGTCCTCTTGCTGTTACAATAATAATTTGCCAGCCTTTATCATATAAGGAATTAATTTTATTTATGACATTTAGGTGAGGAATTGCAGTGCTCCAATCTCTTGTTATAGTAGTTGCTATGGTATCATCAAAATCGCATACTATCGTTTTATGATACTTAGAAGGATCATAATTATTTTTATTCATTTGTATTATTTTTAGTTAATCCTTTGTTCCAAGGGATTAATCCCTTTTTATTATTCTTATAATTAATAAGCTTTTCATCAGCTATTTGTTTTCCATATTTTTTTACCCATATTTCATAAAAAGATTTCCCGGCCATTGGATTTTTCAAACCGGCTTGTTTTCCTTTATTAGATTTACTTATCTTTTCTTTAGTTGATGCAGATACTTTATGTCCAATTAATGAATTTCGTATTTTTTCTTTTTCTTCAATAGTTTTTATTCTACCTTTATTACCTTTACCTATCTTTAATTTATGCTCTTCTGACAGAACTTTTCCTTTTTTAGCTTTTCCTATATTTGGATAAAGATTTCCCTTCTTAGCTTTGCTTAAATTTAATTTATGTTCTTCAGATAATAATACTCCTTTTTTAGATTTACTTATTTTATTCTTTGTTACATTTGAATGAAAACTATTAGGAACCCCAACACCTCCAGATGGACTTATGTTATAACCTTTTGGTGATAATGTATCATATTCGTTAATCCATTTTGTTTGTCCATTAAATGCTTCTTGTTTTGTGTTATAAAATTCTAAAACTTCCTTTTTGAAATTTTTCTTTCCGTATTTTTTTATAGATTGAATGATTATTTTACCACTACCTAAATAATTATCATATATTTTTCCGAAATGATCTCCTACATATTGTTTTCCGTTAATTAGATTAGTAGTTAAATATACATAATGTTTCATAAACAGTTTATTTTATATATTCATGTAAATTTACAATAACTATATAGGTGTAGCTATTGTATCATCAAAGTCTACGATTATCCTCTTTTCGTATGCCATAACTATATCTGTTTATTATTATATCGTGATGACGGCAAAAGGTTTTGTTAAAGTTGAGTTAAAAAAAGGGAGTAGCGATACTCCCTTTGGGTACTAAGGTAGGCCAGTCTATTAAACTGGATTATTTTTACATTTCGAAATTTGTCACCATCCATTGTTGTAATTCATCTGAATCTCTAACTTGTAATAGTGAATCTCTCATTTCTTCTCCATATTCGGAATCTAATACTGCTGAAATTTCTCCACCCATTAAATTTCCAGAAAAATGTGAATCTGCATAACTTCTAAGATCATTATCTCTATATTTTAAAGAAAAACGTTTACCTTCGTCTAGTTTTTCTTTACTCTTTACTCTTTTGGATTCTGATAAGAATGCATCTAACTGAGATTGTTTAGCAGCCTTAGATTCATCTGCTTCTGCCTTAGCATCTGCTTCTTTCTTAGCTGTCATAGCAGTTTTTTGACTATCTATAATTTGTTTAATTGTAGCTTTAAAATCATTATTGTAAAATTCTTGGAAAGCTTTAACTGCGTCTGGATTAGATGATGCAAATGCAGTATATTCATCGTCCTTTGCAGAAGTATTCAATACTTTTAATGCAGCAGTACCATTGGGTTGTTTAACAACACCTACAATATAATCAGAATTCCACATGTTATAAAACATGCCTTTTTGTTGAACTGATTCTTCAGCATCTTCTTGAGTTGACCAAAAATCTCTATATTCTTGCCAAATATCTCCAGCATTCTTTTTAAATGATGAAAAATTATTCGCGCATTTTTTCACCACTGCCATTGCTTGTCTTTGTAAAGCTTCTTTCATTTTCTTTTTATCAGCAGGCGACATTGTTTTGGATAGATCATCTTCCTCGAAAAGGCTATTGAAGAATTGGCTATCTTTAAATGCATATAAACTTTCTTGTACTTGTTTCATAATTTAAGCGTATTTTTAAAATTTACTACCGTTCTGGTTTATTTTATATATTCATCCCATTTTATCTTAAATATATAAAATAAATTACATAAAAATAAAACGTCAAAATTATGAAATTTAACGAGTATGTAGCTTTAGATGAAAAGCTTAAAGAAGAAGGAACAACAATTAATGAAGTTGTTTTTGAAACTACCGGAGAATACTTATTCGAAGCTAAACCAGATCCTGAGAGTTTAGATACCAAAGGAGATACAGCTAAAAGAGTATTAAGTCCAAGGTTTGCTAAAGCTAGAAGAAAAATTACTAATAACGCTAAGAAATTTTTAGAAATTGCTTCTAAGAATATAGTAGAGAAATATCTACCTAAGCAATTAGAACAGCTTAAAAACATGGCTAATAAGGCTGCTGGTATGAGAGCTGATGATAGAAATCCAAAAGAAATTCTTAAAGCATTAAGTGGAGAACTTAAGAAAATGCAACAAATCCATGATAAATCTACTCTTCAATTAGAAGATGCTATTGATAAGATGGAAGTGAATTTCGAAAAAAGAGTTAAAACTATTATTGATGGTAGTGAAAAACTTAGTGATAAATCTAAACTTAAGTTAAATACATACTGGACACTTGTATCTACACAAGTTAGACAAAAATTATTTAACAAAATTATTGAGGCTAGATCTAAGAGTGTTGAAGAAATTGCTCAAAGTAATCCAGAACTTCAACAATTAATGAAGAATATTGCTAGACTTCCTCACACAGAAGCTTTAATTGAAAAAATTAAAAAAGAAGCTGCTGAAGAAAAGAAGAAATATACTGCTGGTGATGGAGATGGTGATGGAGCCAAAAAAACTTTTGAAGCCGGTAAAAAATATAAATACACAAATAAGAAAGGTCTTGAAGGAGAAGTTGAAATTGTCGAAATATTTGATGATGGTTCAGTTCAAATGAAGCAAGCTGGTAAAGGTGGTAAAGGTTGGAAAATAGATAAAAAGGCTGCGGCAGAACGAATTGGTGAAGAAGTAGCAGCATAAAATTAGAAAATAATATGAACAAAGATTCATTCGAAAAATTAAATGAATATCAAAGTGAAGCTTCTGATTATTTAGTTCCTGAACAATTGTTTGAGAAGGATGATGATGATGGGATGCTCGGTAAAATTTTAGACCGAGGTTTATCATTCGTTCCTAGAGCTATGCGTTTCAAGAAAGCTAAGAAAATTATGGGAAAATCGTTGGCGGGATTTTCTTCTAAAGCTAAAGCGCTTGTTACAAAATTTTCTGCTGGTTTCAAATCAAAAGTAGCTACTATAGATAAGGAGTATACAAAACTCATAAAGGATAAAGTTAAACCATTAATTGAAGAAGGCAAAACCAAAGAAGCGGTTGAACTTTTAGAAGGACAGAAGAAAGAATTAGAAGATTATAAAAAAGAGCAAATGAGTATTCTCGATAAAGGAATTGAAGATATTTTAGGTGCTTATACTAATTCTATAAATCATAGAATTGATAATCCTGGATTTGTTCTTAATGTTGAATTATCCGAAAAAGGAAAAGGTGAACTTAAAGCTAAATGGGAAGAATTAGCAGCAACCCAAAAAATTGAAATTGATAAAGATAAAACAAAACTTATTAGTTCACAAGGTTGGAGAAGATTAGGAGAGATGGTTGCCGAAATGAATGGTTTAATCAAGAATAAAAAAGGTGTTGAGGCTGATGTAGATATTTTCATTCAAGATAATGTTAAACTTAATGAAGAGACATATCAAGTTAAAGTCCACATCAGAGTTCAAGGTGGAAGACCAACCTTACAAGAAAAGGGATTATTAATTGGTTCAGATCCTGAGAAATTAGATTATACAGCTGGGGTAAGAACTATTAAAGTAACAGGAACTTATCAATATAATACAAGACCATTTGATTTACAAGTAAATGCTAAGAAAACTGAATTTGTAAGACCTTACTTAATTTTCAAAGATGCTCCCCAACCTTATTACGGAGATATTGGAGCTTTTTCTCAAGCAAGAGATAAGAGCGATTCTACTAAAAAGACTGGTGATGATAGAATTAAAGGAACAGGAAAACCTGGTGGATCATTAAGTGGCGAAGACCCAATTATAAAAAAAGAGAATAAATAATGTCAGTAGCAAGCACAGAACAGAATTACAAGATTGCAAAATCTCTTTACAATGATATATCTGATGATTTCTATGAAATAGAAAATAACAGTGAAGAAGATGATGATGCATATTTAATAGACCAAACATTGGATGATATTAAAAGATTGTTTCGTCATATTAATAGAGTAAACGTAGAAGATTTAGAAGATAATTATGATGAAAAAACTATAGAAGTATTAGATAATAATATAGATACATTTAAAGAAGCTGCATATTTCATTGAAAGAGCTTTAATGAGTATGAAATTATTTGATAAAGTTCATCCAGTTTTAGATGAGTATATAAGAAAAGTAGATTGGAACCGTATAGCAGATAATCAAGATGATGCTATTATGAAATTTGGTAGATTCTTAACTAACGAAAACAATTATGAAAGTTATAGAACAATCATATCAAATATCGTTAAAGGAACTATGAATAAAAAGGCTTTTGCTAAATTATTTGATCAAGTTAGTCAAAGAATTTTGAAACCTAAGCCTGCAAACACGTCTAAACAAAGAAATGGTCTTCCTCCACAAATGTGGCCTGAAAAAGAACAAGAAGAATGGCAGAAGATGAAGGATAAACATAAAAAGGAAGCAGAAGATGCAAGAGAAGATGATCAATTTCAGAAAGTAGATTTTGATGAGAGTTTTATGACGTTAAAAGATTACAAAAAATTAAATAGCTAATATGCCATATAAAATTAAAAAATTAGACGAAGATTTCTACAATCCTTATGATGAGGAAGCAAAGGCTGCTGCAAAGAAACCTAAAAAACCTGTTCATATAACAGATAAAGGTGGATTGCTAAAGCCAAGGAGAGAAGTATTCAATATCAATAGAGTTGTTTATTCTAAACGACCTAATGGTGAATTCACTGTTTTATCTAAAACACAATTTGCAAAAGGAGAAATCATTGAAATATCTCCAATAATTTTTGTTGGATATGAAGCCAAAGCAATTGATAGAATAAAAGATTTTATTTTTGAAATAGAAAAAACAGGTAAGAATGGTGGAATGTATGGATTAGTTCTTGGATATGGATCGTTGTACAAACACTCAGAAGAAGCTAATGTAGAATATGCTTATAACAGAGCAAATAGACAAATGTACTTCAAGGCAGCTAGAGTTATTCAAGCTCATGAAGAATTAACGATTAATTATGGAAAAGATTACTGGGATGAAAGAGCTAGTTTTAATACAATGGCTCCTAAGAATGAAACTCCTGCAGAGGAAACCCCAGATTTGGAAGAAAATGTTGGACAAGCTCAAGCGCCAAGTAACGCGAGTGTAACAGGTTTAGGTGGAGAAAAAGGAAACCCAGCGGTAACAGGAGTTGCATTTAGGGGAGGACAAGGATAATGAAAATAGTAAAAGAACACTTATACGAAGAATTATCTCCAAGTGGAGCTTTATATGGTTTTGGTGGTTGGCTTACAACCAGAGATGAACCAGTTACTATGAGTGGAAGTCATGATGCTGCAATTGTGGCAGAACTTATTGATGATTTTATTACAACACAAGATTTAGATCAACCGGAGGATCATTGGGAAGATGATTTAGTTCCAATGGAAGATGGGAATTATATAAAGGCCGATTTTGTATCAAGTCATGATATGAATGAAGGTAATTTAAGAGATGAAACTGAAGATGTTAAAGGTAAAATAGAACGAAGCAAAAAAATTCCAAAAGAATTAAAGGACAAAATTATTCCATTGCTTATTTCTAGAGGAATACATGGATCAGCTTATTTAAACGGAAGAGTTAGAGAGTTAAAAATTCCAAAAGTTAAAGGTAAGTCTTTTAAAGGAGTTAGCTTAGGAGCTGATAAAGATGGGTTTTATGTTTTTACACATAGAGCCGCATCAAAAAGATATAAAGAAATAGAGGATATTCCTCAAAAAGATATTAATTTTATAGAAAGTACAGGATGATAGATATAACAAAATTCAAGAACATTAGAATGAGTCTAATGCAGAAAAAAGGTGAGATAAATGAATCAGATGGGCCCCTTAAAGGAAAAGCAGATTATTTAATAAAAGGGTCCGCTAAATTTGAAATAGCAGCAGACTTTTATCATAACTTGCTTCAAGATGAGAAAAATGAATTAACATCTGGTTTATTACAAGCTATGTATGAAGAGTTGACTGGTAAAATAACTGATGTCGACACTGTTGGTATTTGGTTAGAGTATGATGGACAGATTCTAGAAAATGCAATGAAAATGGAAACATTAGATGATATGAAAAGTTTGGGAACTGAAGATGTAGTTCCAATTTATGAGTTATTTAAAATGACTTTAGCGCCTTTTGCAAAAGAGGTGTAAAAGAAAGGCCCCAAGGCCCGATCTTAATTAGAATAAATAAAATAAAAATTAGATATGAAAAAGATTGTAAGTGAAAGTTTAAATGAGTTTATGACAGAAGCTCAGCATGGAAGAACTTCCAAAGCTAAAACAGTAGTTCAGAATAAATCTCAAAAAGCTGTTGAGGCTATTGCTTCATTAAAGAAACAACTTTCTGATGCTAAAAAGCCAGGTCAATTTAAGACCACTGTTGAAAAAAATGCTAAGATTAAAGAACTTGGTGAAAAGATCAAAAAGTGGGAAGCTAAAAAGAAGTAATTCAACATGTTAGTTAAAGAAAGTCTTGATTCATTTTTGGCTGAAGAGTCAAAAGATAGGGGAGATGTCATATTATCAAAAGACAGTAAATTTGTAAATGATAATGCGGACCATTTTCCTATTAATTCTATAGAACAGGGTAGAAATGCATGGGCTAGGGTTAAACAATATGACTCTAATCCTGGATGGCATGAAGGAGATTTAGCAGCATTGATCAAGAAAGTTAGAAATGCAGTTGAAAGAAAATACCCATCTATCAAGATTAATGAAATGGAAGGTGGAAAGGGAGAAGATCTAAATCCAGAAGATGTTGATCAAAATCAACTAGAAGTTGGGGAAGCTACGGAAATGGAACATACTGATGATGACAAAATAGCAATTCAAATTGCTTTAGACCATTTATCTGAAGATCCAGAATATTATACTACCTTAGTTCAAGCTGGATTAGTGGATGAACCAGAAGCTCTTAAATTATATAGAGAATTACTGGCAGAAGAATAAAATAACATTTCAAACATGGCAGATAAACCAACAGGGTACAAAAAATACCTTGCGTATATTAAAGATTTTGTGTATATTATTGGACTGGTTATTGCTATAGGCGGGTGGCTTACATCTAAATCTAAAAATGAAGCTATTCTAGAAACTACTGTTAAATATAATACAGAAACAATTGATAAACTAGAAGTATTCATGGATAACCAATTAGAATTAAACGGAAAGGTTATTCAATATATGGCTAGTGAATAATTTTAAAGATGTAACAATTATGAAAAAAATCTATTTATTAATACTTGCAATACTAGCTTTATTTATATTGACTGGTTGTGGTGGGTATTCCGGAGAACAGGCTACATATACAGAAGGATATAATACTGTGGAATTTTCAAAGGGTTTGTATAAAAGAGATTCGATAATTGAATTGCAACTTGCCATGTATGATTTAACTGAACAACCAGATACTATAGTAGTTGTAAAACCAAAAGTTGATACGTCTAAAGAAGAGCTATCAAAGAAAGAGAAAAGATTCGAACAAGAAATAAAAAATTCGCAAAGGCAGGAAGAAATTAATAAAAATCTAGATTTATTACAATTACAACAAATAAAATTAGATTCGTTATTAAAAAATAAAAAAGAAATGGATATTAATGGCGGACAGACAGCAGCTAATTAAAGAGCATTCGGATTTATTGGGTAGTTTTGAAAGTTTTGATGTAATACCCTCTGATAATCCAGATCTCTTAAGAATGGAAGAGATAATGGAAGAACTTAAAAAATTAAATAACGATGAAAGCTAAATTAGTAAGTGAAAGTTTGAACAATAATATTATTAATATACCAAATCGTATTGAAAACATTATGAGAAGAACTTCATATAGCAATAATAGAGAATTTTGGAATTTAGTTCCAAAATACATGAAACAACCAAACACTGAAAAAACTAATAC